GGCTTTCTGTAAGACAGGAATAATCTCTTCCTGAGTGGCGGTAGTTAAATCAAGGCCAGACTCTTCAAGGAAGCTTCTGATAGTAGCTAGTTGTTCTTGTGAGATTCCGAGGTCGTTTTCTGTTGGGGTAGGTGTTGTTCCCTCTCTATTGAGAGTTGTTAATCTTTCAACTTCCTGTCTAAAAATATCTGCATATTCTTTGCCAAGATTTTCTTCAATAATTTGATCTTGTGCGGTATTACCATCACCAATCAAATCACGATCTGCAACTTTTTTCTTGCCAACTCTTTCTTTAGCTTTTGCAATAACATCTGCCAACGTTTTTTTATCAAGACCAGTTGTGTCATATTGTGGCGTTTCACCTTCAACCGTCTCAGTCACTTCAGGGGTCAGGATTAAGTCAGCCAACTGGTTCATTTGCTCTGGGTTTTGAACTTGAACATCGTCCATCACCCTTCTAACTGATAGACCGTAACGCTCATACAACTCAAGCATATCGATACCGATACGATCAGCGTTCACCGCAAAGAAGGCGCGATGTAAAGCGGCATTCTTGGTGGCCTCTTCTCTCGGTTGTCCTGTTTCAACCAATTGATCTACAATCTGCTTATAGACTTTGTCAGATTGCTCCTGGTCAGCCATCTCATCAATGATTTTGTCGGCTCTATCTATGAGCTTCTGGTGAGCTTCTTCGCTCCATACCTTGGCCTCCTTAACGGACATCGAATCTTCATGCAGTCTAATCAATTCATTCAGTGCTGGACCGAACTCTTGCTTGGAGAGCTCAACCATATACTCTTCAATCGGAATAGCAATAAAACCACCCGTATCCACGGCCTCTTGTAGTTGGTCTTGGATTATTGGAAACTCACTCAGGTCGATATTATTTTCTTGTGCAAACTCAACCAGATCATTGGCATCAATCAATACATCATCAATACTTTCATCTTCGGATATTTTAGATTGGAACAATTCCTTAATAAAATTCTTAGCTGCGCCCTTTGATCTATTCTCGAGCTCGGCCTCGTTCATCTCTGCGGTCAACTCATTGATAAGCTTGATGGCATCTTCAGCCTGCTTTGCCTTTGATGAGTTCTCCATAAACTCTTGAAGCATTGGGTCTACTTTAATACCTTTGCCATATTTTTGAGCTAACTTGTTACCGCCATACAAGGTCAGTGTCTGGGCACCGGTACCAGTTAGAGTAGCAAGCATGGTATGCCAGGCTGCGGATGGTCTCTCTTGTAAGTAATTTGCAAAGGTTTTATCTTTGTTACTTGGCAACACAGCCCAAGCATTTAAGTCCTGTAAGACTGTCGCAATTTGCTCTTGTGGAATCTCATAGGCAAGCTGGGCTGTTAATGTTTTAAGGAGACCTGAACCAGCCTTGAGGTCTTTTAAGAATCGCATCGCTGGGATCATCTCAGTGAGTATTTCAATGCCCGCATCAGTAAGACCGAAATTAAGCGCTTCAGTTTCAGACATGCCCTCGCCTAAACCCACACCAATAGAATGGCCACCCGCAACTACACCAGCACCACCATAAATAAAGGCAGGATTACCTGTGGCTAAGAAGGCATACATACCAGGAGCCATCGATCCAAAGGAACGAAGACCGTCATACAAGGCCCTGGCATCTGCTGAGAAGCCTTCCATGTCACCTTGGACCCACTTCGATGTTCTATCCTGATCATCGCCAATTTCATGTAAGAATTCAGCTAAAGGTTTAAGGAGTACCGTATCCTCTCCAGTTATAGCTTTATGTAAGTCTTGACCATAACCAGGGATAGACCCCAACACATGAAAAGCAGAACTACTAAATGCATAAATACCAGCAGCAGAACTTCTAAATACTTGCGTTATGTTGTCCGCTAAATTTTCCCAGTTACCTAAATGCTCAATATCATCATAAGCTAGGGCAGCGAAGGCAGGGTTACGCAACTGCTCTGCCAGAATGGGAGAATCAATAGATAGTTTCTCAGCATCAAGCCTTTGTAAATCAACCATCCTTTTGACCTGCACCATATTCTGTCTGATCATTTCAGGTGGTAAACCTGACTCTTCTGATAGTCTGATGATTTCGGCTTCTTGGTCAGCATCATTCATGGATGCCAAGGAAAGATTCTGCTTTAAAGTTTTTAGGTTCTTCTCGTCTTTGGCCTTAAAGAAATCAATGTACGGATTTTCTACCTCGGTCTCATCTTGTGAGGGCTTTGCGTCAACCTTGCCAAACACTTGATTCATCGCTGCACTGTAATCTGTGTCTGTGACCTCACCAATAGGCTGTGATGCAGTTACGTCTAATAAAGGCGTTGCAATTGAATTGGATTCATTGTTCTGTCCAATGATATTTTCATCATCGTCATTTAATGTAACTCTTATAGGACCTAGCATTTGTTATCCTTTATTGATTATCTTGTATTTCAAGTATTCGATTAAGAACCTCTTCTTTGCGCTTTAAATAAAAGTTGTCCCTTGTTTCAAATCCGTCTAAATCTGCATTTGGATTGTAATTGTTGATATCAGCATCCATTGCAGCATCTGATATATTTGAACCTTCATAAATCAACTCAGGCGCACCTTCATCAAATGTATGCATGTCACTTGCTAGGTATTGATCGATAAACTTAAGCTCTTCCTTTAATCTAGATAATTCAATTACCTCATTTTCTCGTGTGGTCTTCGCTTCGCTTCTAGTGTTTAATTTAAGCTCTAGTGCTTGCTCAATAATGGACTGGTCTTTTGCGCTCCATGATTCGGTTAATAAGAGGGCCTCTAAATGCTCCGCTGATAATGCATTAAGCTTGTCGATGTCTTCTATGTCACCGTCACCCCAACCAATGTCAACTGCCCCAAATTTATTCTCCGCCTCATCGGCCAACGTCTCGGCCTGCTCCATCGATATGATGCTGCTCTTTATGTTTTTAGCTTTCTTTAAATTCGCCTGTTTCTTAATATTTGATTGAGCCACATAAACCTCGGCTATGTTTTGAGCAGTTACCTTTCCTTTCCTTTGTTTAATCTGTGCAATAATCTGAGTACGGTCAAGGTCTGGGATTTCACTTAAATTAATATTCTCACCATTAACGATGACATAAGCTTTTTCTAGTTGATCTTCGGTCATTGTGCCAACTGAAATCTTTTCGTCAGACCCCCAACCCTCAACGTAAGCCTCGTTGTTACGGATATCAATCAGAATTCCTTGGTACTCTTGGTCATCAGGTTTTCGGTTATTACTCTCTACAAATTTAGCCACCTTGGCATCAACCTTGCGAACGAATGCCCTAACTCGATCACCAGAATCACCATCCTTTTCAAAGTTAGCAAAGTCCATCTTCATAGAGCCCAATACCATCTTCGTCTGCTGCAAGCGCGAGAGGGATGACTCGACTGCTGTGTGACTCTTTTGTTGTTCCATGAGGTTGTCTAGGTCTGTCTCGGACATAATGCCAATAAATCGTACTAAATTCTCTTTCTTAAATTCCTCATAATTATTGTGCGCCATGTTTTGTAATCTATAGAACTCCGCCTTTCCAGCTCTAGCATTAACTGGCGTTAACGATAAAGCTAATTTCAAGGCAGCCTTTATTTCTTTGTTTAGAGATACTTTTTTGTCAGGATGCATCGCTGCCCAGACACCAGTAGGCATGTTGGCTTTGGTTCCGCCATCTAAAATGTGCTGAACTGCTTGTTTATAGGCATCATCCTCTGTACGCTTTGTATTCTTTATATTATCTGCTTGTTGATTATTAATCCTTGTGACTACAAGGTCACTTAGGGAAGCGTCTTCAATATCTCTGGCTGCTTCTAACTGCTTCTCATAAGAATCGTTCTTTGAGTCTGCCATAATTTCATCAGCGAGTCGTTTCGATTTTTTCTTATCTGTGCCTTCTTTGAGCATAGCTTCCACTACGCCCCAAGATTCTGGGTCTATCTCTTTTTTGTATTCTTCATAATATTCGAGCGCCTTACTAGGAGTGTCAACCTCAAGATTTTTAATGACCTGAATATGACCCTTAGAGGTAAAATCTAAACGAGCCTGCTTAATGATGTCCTTTTCACCGGCATCTTTAGGATTGTTGACATCAATACCCATATCTTTGAGTTGGTCGTTGATCTCAATTATTCCCACATTTTTAGCAGCTTGGACGGCTACCCAATCATGAATGTTGGCTGCCATTTCATCTTGCGACGAGTCAATTCTGGCCAACCTTTGGGCTTTGTTATAGGCAATGGTCTGGCTTGTGACGTGAGTAGAAACTCTATTAAATGCGTTATTTGTCCTAACATCTGCCATCGCATTCCAAGTGTTGTTCAGTCTTGGGTCGAGGTCCTTTGACATCTTCACTCTATATGCAGTTATATCATCTTCATATTGCTGTTTGGCATCCAGTGCTGCACGGCCTTGCAACTGTGAAAACTCACCCCACTTGCCCCTAACATAACCAGAGTAGTTATTATCCATCTCACGCATGACACCTTTGTCATACTCATCTCTTATCTCCATTTCCCGAGCGAAAAGCATGTCGCTTTGCTTAGAGATTTCCTTACCCATGCCCATTTGAGCTTGCGCCACATTGCCACCGAAGGCATCTGTTGTTACACTTATATTTTGACGCGCGTTAATACCCCTAGCACTAACTTGTCCAATTTCATATTTAGGTACTGTTGGCATAATCTCTCCTATGGTCCTGTTTTATATTTGTACCATTTGTCGGCAATACTTCCAGCACCTGATAACAATGAAGTCATACCCTTAGCACGACCAGCCGATGCAGCGTTCTGACCAGAGATACGATTAATTTCAGCCTGGGCTCCCTCGTTCATTCCAGCAACCTTATAGTCGTAAGCTTCACGCTCGGCATTTGAACGGATGGTTAACGCATCCAACTCACCTAATTCTGCGGTATCTCCTAAGATGTCCAGTGCTGAACCATCATCCACCACCACACCAGAGGCTGCCAATACTGATCGTTGTGTACCTTTGAGTTGCGACACCTTGATGCGGTGTTGTTTTTCTTTAACCGAACCACGATCAATCGAGTCTTGGGCTTGCCATTCGGCTATCTGTTTGTTGTTCTCATTAACCTGAGCTGTGTAATCATATCTTTGTTGCTCTGCTTGACCTTGTGCTCTTGCTGATTGCATTTGCATGATCGTACCTACCCCTGTCATTATCATTGAAGCTATCGGAGTACACATTATTTCTCTCCCTTGGTAATCTTTTTGTTACCCTTGGTTTGTTTTTGTTTAACCACGGTCAAATCCTCTGACCCGTGTTGAGTCTTTTGGTTACCGAACCCAACCATTGAAGCTGTTGGATTTATCAGCATCTTTGCAACTTGCATAGTGCACATTATTCTGTCCTCATACTGAATCGATAAAAGTCCAAGCCTTTAACACCCCAAGGTTTAGCTTCATCAAATTTAAAACCCATCCACTTGAGCCAGTGAATAGCGACTGTGTTTCTAGCATCGACATAGTTTTCCATCGAGCTATAGAGTTCTTTGAATTTCTTAATGTAAGGTTTACATCTTCTTAGAAATGCCATCGGATGTTGCTCGATCACTGGTGTAGCTAATAGCCAAGGTGAACCCTTTGAACTGAGCATTGAAATCGGGCACACACCCCACAAACAGGCCAGCTCACCATTCACTAATCCTGCCTTTGAATAAGTAGAAAGTTTCACTGAGTCAGAGACGATCTGATGGAGTGGTAGAGTGGTAATGGCTGCTACTTCATCACGGTCAGCTTGACGCATGTTGAGTACCAACTCATCAATATCTTGTGGCTCTATGTCTCTGATTTCAACTTCAATTGCCAACTGAGACCTCCGGTATTACTGCCAATAGCGTAACTGGTAATGGGTCGTCTTGTCTGAAAAAGATCGAGCCAGAGTTTGACCATTTTGAAGGGATCGTTACTCGTATGTCACCGGTCTTGAGTAGTGTTGGGTCACCATAGTTCTCATAGGCTCTTTGTTTAAATTCTGTTAAGTTGTCAGATGAAGGACCTATCTTGCCACCCCTAGAATCTTCAACTCGAAGGGTAACTGTTGCAACGGTCTTAGTCTTGCCCTGAATGGTACTGCTACCGAGTTCTAAGTCTAGAGTTTGGAAGTCTGCTTGAATTGCTAGACCAACATGAATCTTGGTGGCTGGTGTTGTAATTGTAATCGCACCAGAACTCACAACCTTAGTGGCCTCCACGTTACCATCTGCCAGAATTGAAACGGTTTTACCTTCTAAATGCGAGAGTCCAGATAACGCATCAACACCCTTAGCCCATGATGTTGTTGCCACACTTCTAAAGGCAGTTGGAACATCTCGTCCTGATCTAATAGTAACCACGGTGCCAGAGGTATAAGCTTTAATGGTACAAACCAAAGTCTCTGTGCCGATAGTCAATACAATGGTATTGCCAACATCACCTGACACGAAGGTTGAAGCAACACTCGCAGTTAGGGTCAAATCTTCAGTATGTTTCCAAGTGGTACCACCTGATAATGTCATTGAGGTTGAACCGGTATGAGTGCCATCGTATGACAGACCACTATCAACAAAGAAGGCATCCTTCACATCAGTAAATACTCTTGAACCGAGTCTTTCAATGTATCTCTTGGTTGTGCCGTTGATGGTTCTTTTGACCACGAAATAGGTTGCATCTTCATTACCTTCTGCTACCGAACAAACTGATTCAAAGGTACCGTCTGTGTCATGTCTTGACCAACCCCAAACCTCATGCTCTCTCATATAGGTGAGTGCTGCCACAGAACCGTCATCAAGTACCGCCCACACAATAGAGTGAGGTGCTTGAGAATAGGCCCACTCAACAATCTGCTTACCAGCAAATAAATGATTTGATAATACTGTGAGGTCATTACCCGTATAGGTATCTGATTCTAGCGCGAAGGCCAGGTCTCGAATAATTGAACCCTTAGACTGAACATACAAAATGGTATTACCAATCACCAGTGGTGGGACTTTTGAGGCACCACGATAACCTTGTGGTTTTAATGTGATCGATGTAGGTGTAACCACCCTACCGTCACTGGCAACCATAATCCACTCACCACCAGAGGTTAGTACCACTAAATCTGATAATGAAATCATGTGCCTGATCTCATTCACCTGTGAAGCAGCGATAGTGAAGGTCACTGCATCATCATCTTTGAGCGGTGTTGAGATATTAAAGTTATGGTAATTTCCGGTCTGGCTCATCCACACCTTTTGCGGGTCGTTGTTGGATTGTGCGAACGATAGTCTTTGTTGATAATAAGCCACAGTCGATGGATAATTATCAGTTGAATTAAACAGGGCTTTATTCGTTGGTGGTGTGTCGGTAGAATCTGCTTGAATGTTGTTATCAATAAATGAGGTGCCAGTCGAACGTCCAACGAAGCCATAAATACCACCGACTTTCTTATACACGTTATACATATTCGCACCAGTTACCGCTGCCCAACTGACAGTGTTGGTGATGGTTGTGGATAGGCTATTATTAGTAATTGTCGTTGAGGATGATTGAATCGATTCAGACCCTATGGTCGTATCTGAGGCCGTCACCACATAATCATAAGTAGTGCCTGGATTAGTCGAATCGTAGTTTTGTCTGCTTGAACTTACAGACCCTGGACTAGACATATCCGTACCGGTTGTGATGGTTGTGATTGCCCAAGCGGTGTGTGAGCTTCTTGATAGCTCTTTTGGTGCATGAGAAGGATGACAGATTGTCATCACATCAGCACTCTGAGTAAATTGTAAGTTAGCTAAATCGGTATGAGCATACGGGGTAGTAATCTCCACTGGTGCAGCAGGCGAGCCTGTTAATACCTGACCACCATCTTTGATTACGCGCATTTTCAAATCACCAAACTCTAAAATATAAGTCTGCTCTGTATTGAATTCAAAAGGAATTAAGCGGGTTGTCTTGGTCGAGTCTTTAGTCTCTACAATGAACTTTGTTCCAGCTCGATTAGCCACACCACCGTGAGCCTGCACCATGAAATTCCGACAGGTTTTAAGACCGACCGCATACTTGGCTAAATCTACCCTAGCATGTAGCGATGGTGCTAATTCTCCACCAGAGAATGAAGGTTGTATCGTATAGACTGGCATTAAGCCCTACCGGTAATCCAAGAAGCTTCACGATTTATATCGTCGTGCGACTCGTTAACATTGAAGGTCTGAGCTTCACTAATTGCACCTTGATACATCTGGTAGGCTGCCTTGAGTCTTTCTTGATCTCGAGTCAAGGGCATGGCAACGTCTGAGGCAATTTTCCAAGCTAAGGCGTTAACAAACAATGGATCGAACACCAAGGTGTTGGTTACCTTGTAGGTATAAACCAGAACTGCATCTTCTTGATCAGTGAGAATAACACGAGCGTTAAAGGCATCGGCTAAACCAACCTCGAATTTAATCGGGTCTCCGGCTGTATTTGTTTGTAAGATTTCCCGTGCGTATATCGCATCGTTGGGATATGAATAACGGTAGGACCAATTACCTGGTGGGGTACCTACATCTGAGAGCGCTAAGTGACGCTTCGCAAAGCCCCAAGGATGGGCACGAAGTACAGAGTCACGAGCATCTGCATATAATAAGTTGCAATGGAAAGCTTCTTCCGATTGCTCAGTTAGAGAGGAAATGGTTGCACTGGCACCGATGTGCGAGAGCGCTAGATTACAAATGTCTACTTCACTAGCCATATATACTCCATAAATAATAAGGACCAAGAGGCCTAAACCCCTTGGAAATTTGCCTAATACTTAGCTTTTTTAACCTTTTTCTTTTTAGGTTTAGCTTTAGTCTTGGCATGTTGCACGGCTTCCATCCAACTACCCATGTGAGTTTCATCTTCGATGTCAAAGACTTCACCCTCGTGGCGTAGTGTTGAATAGTAACCCTGACTTGTCGCTCTAACTTCCATTAGCTCGCGTCAGGATAAGACTGCCATGCTTGTGCATCCATAACAATAGAAGCTGTTACAGAGACAGTCGGTGATGTGCCACCCATGTCGTAGTTCAAACGGACATAACGCTCATTAGTATCAGGCAAGCCGATAATAAGTGAATCACCTGCCGAACCAGCAGCTACAGTACGCGAAGTCAATACCGTTGTTGCCGATGAGAAGGCTGAGTTGTCGTCAGTCTGTACTTGAACTGCCATCGTAGGTGATGTGCCACCCATGTCGGTGTCTAAAGTCACAGCGATCTTCATGTCTGTGCCAGGACCGATGTCACGATCTGAACCCAGATCAATGACGTTTGTTGATGCAGCGTCCACCGTTAAGGCTTGTGCATCTGAGAATTGTAGGTTGTAATCAATAATCATTATATTTTCTCCTTTAAAAGTCCGATTTAACTAACTGTTGCTTCGGTGTTTAAAATCGCATCATTACGTCTGAACGGGATACCGTCGAACGTCATAACTTTCTTACCGGCAACTTCATCCATCGCAATTCTCACATTGTTTGAGTTTGTGATTTGACGACGAAGGATTGACGATACCGTACGATTACCGTAGAACGTCGCACGACCTAAACCTAAGTTTGGAACCTTCTCAATTGCTTGAACCATTAAGTCGACTAAGTCAGCCGAAGAACCAGAGCCATCTTTCGTAAGATTAGACACGTCAATGTTCGGGATACGAACAACATAGCGCCAGTCTCTTAAACTAAGACCGATGTCCCACTTGTAGTGAGTGCGATAGCCTTGATACTTGCCAGATGAAGCGTCTTCTAAAGTCACTTCGCCTAGGTCTTGATGTTTCAAACCTGCTTGAGAGCCTTTTGGATAGATGCCGTGACAGGTATTAGGACCCCATACCACTAACCAGATTGATGTGTTATCAGAACCCGAACCACCACCGACGATGATGTTGTCACCAGACTCAGCAGTTGTTGATGAGAAGCGTGGTGCTAGTCCCATGAACTTTTCTGGGTCAGTACCAGTATCACCATAGAACAATGTTGTAGCCATTGTCTGGTTCATTGATTCTAAGAAAGCACGATCTTCAGACATTCTAAATGAAGCTGTGTTGCCGTTGAGGTCAGCTAATGCCTTATCCACTTCAGCGTAAGCTTCAAGCATACCAGCCGTATCAGTCACCTGAACAGTCGTACTCTTGCTTGGTTGAACACCATAGTTCAGTTTACGCCACGTACTACCTGGTAAGCCTGAACGGATTGTTGTACGATGGCCCGTTTGAAGGTTACCCTCCATAAACGTCATATCGCTTAAGCATTCGTTTGTTTCTGTTAGTAATTCGACAATAGTGTCGATCTTACCGTCAGGGTCTTGACGTTTAGCTACATCAGCTAACGTTGGATTGTTGGTTGATAATGTTGCCATTATTTACTCCTATTATTATTATTTCATTGATGGGTATAGAACACTTTCTTGAGAACGCTGTCCAGCATTAGCACCGCTAACGATAACTTTGTCCTCACTGATTGCCCTTCCTACCCTATTTAAAAACCGAATCATTTCAGGGTGGTTGCCCAAGCCCGATGTATCCAGCATCTCACTAAACTCAGAGTTACCGAACGAGTCACGAGCCTTAACTGCTGTTGAGATATTCTCATCGAACTTCTCTCCACCAATCTCAGTATCGCTCTTCGCTTGATCTACCCAAGCCTTTTGCTGCTCAACCCATTGAGATACCTGTGCTTCTTGCATCTTGGTAACCATATTCACACCCGCCTGGGCCTGATCTTGGGTTAGGTTGTTTTCCTTAGCCCATGACTGATAGTCAGTCAAGGTCTCATTGTTTATCCCGTATTCCTCTGGAACTTCAAACTCTGAATACTCTTCAGGGGCACCCGCCTCCTGGGTCTCTTCATTTGATTCTTCGGTATCTTCGGTTGCAGCGTCACTCTTCTGTTCATCAGGTGGTGCTTGTGTCTGCACCTCCTCACTCGTAGTAGAGCTATCTGCCTGCTGTACATTACCATCCTCTTCGGTGTTGGCTGTAAGCAAAGTGTCTGTATCTTCAGGCATTTTGTTCTCCTTGGTTATTTTCTTTAATCATCGACAAATACTGGTTTGTATCTGCCAATAACACTTCATCTACTAGCCACAGCCCTATGTTTCTTTGACCTTCATTAAAGAAGGTGGTGCTGTTGCCAGTAAAACTCGTACGATGCTGTCCGGTCTTTTCTAAAATCCTCCAGATCAGTCTACGACCCCACTTACTATTTAGTAGTTGTCGTAGGTCACCTAGCTCAGTTTCGCGCTTATTTTTGTCATTCGCTTTTGCACGTTGAACTTCTTGCTCATTAGATGCGTTGAAATCTTTTTTCATGGATAACAATATCTCATAAAAAGTGCAACTTATTCGACGCTACCTAGCCGTATAGAATTTGAGCCTTTTGATCTGGCGCTTCACTCGGGGCTGTGGCCTTTTTAACCGGCTCATAAGTAAAGCATTTACAGCTCCCATCTTCTGCATAATCAAGATTGATCGTCTTGGCCATACACACCTCTTTCTCGTTGAACTTACAATCAATACATTTACACTTGTTATTCGTTGCCATATTATTTTCCTATTGCATTCCGCCAAGTATATTACTCAGCACGTTATTACCCTCTGTATCTGCCTCTGATAAGACTTTAGCAGCCTGAGCTCCGGTATTAGCCACATCAGCACCAGCCTGAGCTTGTTGCATCTGCATGTGCTGTTGCTCCATTTCTGCTCTTTGAGCTCGAATCTCAGCTACCTGATCATCACTCACCACAATCTTCGGTGGTACGCCCAACATTTCTGCGTACTCATCAATGGACTGATCCATGTCTAATTTATCAAGTACGTCTGGTTTCGCAGCAGCCAAGTTACCGACGAAGCCAGCTAGTCTTTCAATGGCTCCGGTACCGATTGCTCTTTGCGCTTGTGCCATGACTGAAATGTATTCAACTTTCAAGTCAACACCGTTTAACTCTTCAGGTGCTTCTGGCATCAGATTGTTACGAATCATGATATTAAAGGTTCGATCAATCAACGGATCGAGTAGCTCTGAATGTAGGCGCTCTAATACTGGTCCCAACATCAACAGCTTCTCTTCGTGTCTTTCGTCAATCTCTCTTGCGGTGATCTGCCGACGAGTTGACATGGTTAACATCTGGAATAGATCAGAGTAGAAGCCTTGTTGGATTCTGCCCTGGGTCTCAGCGATGTCTTGTTGAAGTTCTGCTAGTCTTGGGTTGACCTCATAGGTAGGTCTGAATCCGCCCTGCGTCCCCTGCACCGTGTCGACATAGGTAACTCCGCCAGGGAGCACTGTGGCTGTTTGACCTCTCAATGACGAAGGTGCCTGCATCGGAGGGTTGACCATCTTGTCGATACCCTGAGCTTTACGTTTCTGCTCAATCTGTAATGCTTTCACATCACCAAGCACATCCATCGCAGGTGAACGTCCGTAAATATCTACACCGGTGACATGCCATCTTGGTGCCATCACTGGGAACTCTTCATAACCTGAATCGCCTAAGAATTTATCTTCCCTTCCGCCCTTCTCAAAATAGACAGAACGGTAAGGCATGTTCTGGTTATCTTTCTGCGACATATCACGAGCATGGTTAGGCTCGATCGCATGGAGGATGGTTACCCATTTATCCAGTTGACCTTGCTTATGCATGCCGTTAACTTCCTCTGAACAGTTCTCTTTGCCGAACTTCTCAACTGTCTGTGCTACCGTTAACTGAAACTCTCGATAGAAGGTATCAACGTTCAAACGATCAGAGTTGGCTAGGCCATACTCACCCGCAGTGAATGGATAGCAACGGATCACGTCTTCATGGTCTTCTTGTAGGAGCATTGCACCGGTACCGAACACACCCATCTCTTCATAAACCGTCTGTAAACAGTTATACAAGTTTGAGCGAGAGAAGATTTCAGCCATACGCTTTTCAGTCTGGAATAGCCACTGCTTAACCTCAGCTACTTCCATCAGGCTTGGGTCAGGTGTTGCTAGTCTAAACCAAGGTCGAGCCGGTGAAGTGATACCACTCATCATGCCCGCAGACAAAGTCCTGATCGCCATAGTAGCGGTCGAGTCAATTATCTTGCCGTTCTTCTTCGAGCCATCGTTTCGTTTTGAAACTAGGAACCTTCCACGTCTTGGTAAGATATATTCACTTAGCTCTTGCCAGTGTCCGAAGTAGGTTGAGCGTTCATCTTTGATGTCTCCCCATCGTCGGACGAAGCGACTACGATCTGATTCTTTCATATTATGCCCCTAATAGAGTTTTTCTTTTAATGTTAGCTGGCGCTTCTGTTCCACGACTGCTGGTCAATATTGTTGAACGCTTATTCACAGCACCTTTTGTCGCAGTAGTTGGAGTCTTACGAGTAACCGTGGTGGATTTTTTAGCTGCCTTTTGTGTCGAACCACCACTAAGACCTTTAACAAATGCATCATTGACCCAAGTGCTATCCGAACGCTTACGATTGTCCTGGGCTACCTTATCTAACATGCCAGTTGGTACGCCATCAGCAAGCATCTTGTTTCGGATGTCTGAGCCTGTCTTCCACAAGCCCATTTGAGAGCCAGTATCAACCATTCTACTAACTAAACACATTCGTTAACTACCTAGTAATGTTTTTTGCTTTGTATCAGCCGTACTCAAATCACCACGAGGGCCAGTTAAGATTGTTGACTTTCTACCCTGTTGTGTTGCTAACTTCTTCTTCTCTTGAACTCTTGCTGCCTTTGTTGCTGGGTCAGCCGGACGAGGTGCCTGCTTTGGTGGGGTTGGAACTGCTGGTGGTGGAGGTGGTGCTGCCATAGCTGGTTTTGAAAAAATACACATAAGTTTGCTCCTTGATATTAGTTGAAAGGGTCGTATTCGGATTCCACTGACTCTACAGCGAGCCCATGATGTCCTAGCTTCTTAGGTGCCACAGGGAAGCTGAACGTTAAAGCCAGTGCATCTCCTAAGTCTGGTGATCGGCCACCGCGCTTCTTGATCTCATCTTTAGATTCAAGTTGCAGTCGGTTGCTCGCATCGAATTTGTAAGTGGGTACACAAAGGTCTGTCTTCAGGTCTGTGTTCTTGGGCAGTGAACCTCCATCATCTAACCATATACGAAC